ATTGGTGTCTCTTCTCGTGTAGAAAAAAAACTATATCAAAGCTGCCATATTTTGCACAAGCGAGGAAGATATGTTATACTTCACTTCAAGGAGCTTTTAGCTCTTGATGGGTTGGAGACTGATACTAGCGAAAGCGATATCGGAAGACGAAATACTATAGTAAAACTTTTAACAGAATGGGGATTGCTCACCCCATTGACAGATAAATACAAAGACAATCAGCTGAGTATTGCACAGTTGAAAATCATTCCTTATAAGGAAAAAAAGGAATGGGAACTGATTCCCAAGTATCATATCGGAAAGTAATCTTTATATTATGCAAACTCAAGTGATAAGTTATTTTTGTGATGTAGACGATAGAACATACTACAGCGATCATGCAAAGCGATTCATCGAAGAATGTACTCGCTTTTCTTTGCCATATGATGTAGTACATCTTGAGTCACAGGGTAGTTATCAAAGTAACTGCTTAATTAAACCTAGTTTTATATACTCAAAGCTAATGGAACATAGAAAACCACTAATGTGGTTGGATATCGATACTTACATATGCAAACCACCTATTGCATTTGAAAACTTGAGTACTTTAGGTGTAAACATTGCAGTTGCATCTACTGATGTAAATAATTTAGTGCGAATCAAAGCATCTCCTGTTTGGTTTAATTATAATGTTGAGACTTTACAATTTGTTAAAACATGGATAGATGAATGTCAAAAAGTTAAAGCACTAAAGGGTAATCTATTTGATCATGAAACTTTTTTGAACTGCTTAGGTAAGTATCTCAAAGAAAAGAAGATCGCTATTCTCGGAGAAGAATATTGCCAATGGCCTGGCGCTCAGACTGCTAATACGGTACTCATGATGGGATTATCTGATATGCCATCTAAAAAACAAGTACTGAAAAATATGGGATATAATGATGAGCTGATCGAATGGCAATCGCCGGGTGATTCTTTCTTACGAGTTAATTCATGAATATTTTATATGGATTAGGATTTCCATTTGAACCTCAACACTCTTCTTGCTCTACTCGCAAACCAAAGAGTTTTCAGTGGGAAATTCCACCACACCAAAATTTAAATACATTGGTACTGATAGATAATGCAATACCACAGTACGAAGCAATCCCAGTTGATGTGACTAACTTGTACGGCTGGGTGTGTGAGTCTCGTTCGATTGTTTCTCACACTTCAATCTTTTTGAATAAAAATTATAAAGAATTAGAGAACAAATTTAAACGCATATTTGTCTCTGATAAACAGTTAGTGAGTTTGTCTTCGGTGTTTCAATATTGCCCAGCTGGCAGTAATTTACCGTGGATACCTGAGAGTCAGTATTCTGTATACCCCAAGACTAAATTAGTAAGCATGGTTGCGTCTGCTAAACGAATTACTAAAGGACATATGATTCGTCATGGGTATGCAGAACGATTTAAAGAACATGTAGATCTCTTTGGTGGTGCTTGTGGTTCTCCTCGTCTCCCCGATACAGATCCAACTCAACCTTGGATGAGTAAGATGTATGGTCTTAAGGATTATATGTTCTCTGTTGTTGTGGAGAATGACTTCTATGACAACTATTATACCGAAAAAATTACTGACTGTTTTGCAACTGGAACTATCCCTGTGTATTTGGGAAGTCCTAATATTGGTGATGTGTTTGATACAAATGGCATTATTAGTATGAATGCAGAGTTTGACATCAATACACTAACACCCGAATTGTATGAATCTAAACTAGATGCCGTTCGTGAAAATTTAATTAGAGTTTCTACGTTAGAAAACTCTGATGATACATTATGGAAAAAAATAAATGAAACCATTAATAATTAATGCCAATTACCTGTTTACACCAGATCAAATACCAGAAATAAATGAATCCTGCGAAATCCACTTTACTCGATTTGGTAAGAATGAAAGACCTAGTGGTTCTGTTACTTTTTATTCGGATGCAAAACATAAGATTTTTGTAAATGTTAATGAACCTAGTTCATCAGCATGGGTTGAACAAGCTGATCATGTAATTGCGAACCAGCATCATTATACAAAAATAGTAACATCTAATCCGAAGATTCTAGAGAACTGTTCTAATGCAAAATTTCTTGCATACGGAACAACTTGGCTTAATAAGTCAAAGCATCATCCAGATTCTCTTGGAACTTTCACAGAAGAACTGGGAAGTATTTCAAAAGAAAATTCTGTTAGTATGATTTGTGGTGCTCTTTCTGGTAAAGTGGGATATAATATTAGGCATACTATTTGGAATAATCGTAAGAACATACCAGCAAAATTGAATTTCTATTCATCAACTAGATTTCCAATTGCAGGTGAACCATTACTTCCAAACGATGATAAGATTCATTTGTTCAATTCCATGTATTCTGTTGTAGTAGAGAGTTCCAACGAGCAAAACTATTTTACAGAAAAACTAATAGATTGCCTTATAACAAAGACTATTCCTATTTACTGGGGATGCCCCAATATCTCAGATTTCTTTGATACAAGTTACTGGATTAATCCACAACGAATACTTACATCGGAATATACAGAGAAACACTATCTAGAAAATATAGAAAGAATCAATTCCAATTTTGACAAAGCAAAGTATTATGCAAGTTCATTGATGGATAGAATATTAAAGGTATCTTTATGATTGTACAAATAACACTCACTAGAAATGAATTATTTCTTATTAAAGAAATGATGCCGCATTGGCAAAAATATGCTGATGGATTTGTCTTTATGGTGGATCGTTCTGACGATGGAACCATAGAGTTTTTGAATGAAAATAAAACAAAGTATAATATTCTCAGCATACTAACAACAGAAGTCGGTAATGATACACCGCCGATTGAATCTGAAATAAGACAACGCTTATTTGATGAGGCATTTAAACATTCTGGAAATATTGTTTGCTTGGATACTGATGAATATTTGGATGGTAATCTAACCAAAGAACAGTTGGAGATAATCTTAGAAGCAAATAAAGATACTCTTATTCATGCTCAATGGATTCAATATACCGGAATAAATGAAATACGAGTTGATGGACCGTGGGGGTTTAATCTAAAAGATAGAATTGGTTCATATAGCAAAGCAACTAAGTTTAAATCTGCACAAATGCATTCTGAACATTTGCCAGTACCGGAAAAGCAAGTATCTATTGGAGTTCCTATGTTGTTTATTGCCCATCTGCAGTGGTTGGATAAAAAAGCAGTAGCAATAAAACAATACTATTGGAAAATAGTAGATTATGTACATAGGACTCAATTTGGTATTGATACAATACCAGCTAGTGCATATGATGCATCTGTTAATAACTTCAATTGGCAATATAAAACATTTGACTTTCCATTAAAGGTAGTTTATGATGTATTTAATAATCAATCTATTGAAGATAATTACAAATATAAGTTTATAAAAATGAATGTAAAACAGTATAATATTCCAAATCTAAACGACTGGGGAATGAGTATCCACAATGATGAATGATATTTTAAAATTGGTAGAAGAATTTATAACCAAACAACAAGAATCCAAGAAATGGATTGCTGGTCAGGATGTTGTTCATTATGCTGGACCTTATTTTGGAACTGAGGAGTATGTTGAGGCAATACGTTCACTACTCAATGGATGGCTTGTGTTAGGAGAAAGCGGAATTCGTTTTGAGCAGCAGTTTCCAAAATATGTTGGTAAGAATTTTGGTGTGTTAACTAACAGTGGAAGTAGTTCTAATCTACTCATGATGTCTGCGTTAACATCTAAACGGTTGACAAACTTTCAACCCGGAACCAAGGTAATCACTCCGATTGCTGGTTTCCCAACTACAATCAATCCTATCTTTCAGGTTGGATTTGTTCCTGAGTTTGTTGATATTGATATCGACACTCTTAATCTTAATTTGGATCAAGTAGAACAAAAAGCAAAAGAAGGTTGCAAGGTAATTACTTTTGCCCATGTGTTGGGTAATGCCCCAAATATGAATAGACTCATGGATATCGTAAATGAATATGGTTTAATATTCCTTGAGGATTGCTGTGATGCATTAGACTCTAGTTATGATGGTAAACCATTAGGATCATTTGGTGATTTTGCAAGTTGTTCTTTCTATCCTGCTCATCATATTACTATGGGAGAAGGGGGATTTGTTGCTTGTAACACACAACAGCAAGAGATCGTAGTTCGAAGTTTCCGAGAATGGGGAAGAGGTTGCTATTGTGTAGGCAAGAAAGCTAATCTTCTAAAGAATGGAATGTGTAAGACTCGATTCTCTAATTGGCTACCTGCATTACCTGATGAAATATTTGATCATAAGTATGTCTATGACGAGATTGGTTTTAATCTAAAGCCAATCGAATTACAAGCAGCTATGGGTCTTGCTCAGCTGAAAAAGCTGCCAACAATCACTCAAAAAAGAAACCACAATCATAAAAGACTCAGTGATATCTTTGCTAAATATGAAGAGTTTTTTATTCTGCCAAAAGCAACAGAACATGCAAATCCAAGTTGGTTTGCTTTTGCACTAACAATCAAAGATGGTGCGCCATTTAAGCGTAAGGACATCGTAAACCACTTTGAAGATAACAAAATTCAAACTAGACCATACTTTGCAGGTAATGTAATGTTGCAACCTGCTTATGCTGGAATTATGAATCAAGATGATGTCATAAAGAATTTCCCAAATGCCAGAAAAGTTACTACTGATACATTCTTCTTGGGAACTAGTCCAGTAATTACGGATGAACAGCTAGACTACATAGAAATGATAGCAAACAACTTTTTAATGGAATTTAAATTATGAATAAAAGAGTATTAATTATTACAGGAACGACTGATATGGGTAAAGGTATGTTACCCGGATGGCCACCAGCAGAAGATCGCACAATGGAAGAGGTGTTCGATTTAACCCTGCCATCCAAACAAAGATATTGCAAAAAACATGGTTATGATTTATTATCTTTGCGTTCATTTGGAACAGATAAAAAAAATAGATTTAAAGATGATGATATAGGTGCGCTGCGTGTACTTCGGACGCTTGAGATGTCCGAATATTATGATGTTGTTATGTGGATAGATGCTGATTCCATCATAACAAATGATAATTTAACTGTAGAAGATTTTCCACTAGATGATAACTGTTGTTTTTATGCTTCGTGGGATTGGAATGGTCAATATACCATGAGTACTGGTAATTTTATAATTAAACCTAATAAACATCTTGAGTACTTTGAAACTGTTTTTTGTGCATCAAGACATCATTTCAGTAGCGAACAAGAAACCATAAATGTTATGTACGGAAATGACACAAACTCAAGAAATATAATTAAAATTTTAGATCATAAATTTCTCGGATCAATACCTTCCAAGGAATTATATAAAGAAGCATGGGCAACAAGACCACCAGCATTTCATCCGTGGACAAAAGATTCCTTTTTAGTACATCTTACTGGCGCACCTAACACAAAAAGAATTGAAATGATTAATGAAAATTATGGAGAATATTTATGAACACACAAATTCCAGATAATTTTATAAATATTTCACATTATATATCAAGATGTGATTATATATTTACACAACCATTTGTAGAGATTCCATACGAAAATAATAGACTCTCGGATATAACAGATAATTCTACAGTTTATTGTTGGAGTTCTTTTTTAAACATTATGTTTGAGTATTTAAAAAGTACTAATTTAAAAAACATCACTCTAATATCTGGTTGTGATGATCATTTAACGAATCCGAATGGTACGATTGTTGGATGGCCTATACATCCGCAGTCTGGAATTTTACCATGCCCATCTAATGTTATTAAGTGGTATGCACAGAATGCAGAAATTTCTAGTAAATTTATGATTCCGATTCCTATTGGACCAAATTTATTTCCACTAACAGGTGATAATATGCGAAAGTCTTTATTCTCGTGTGCTAGGAATAAATTAATATTTACTAATACTAATCCAGGCAACAATCGATTACAGAGAACCTATGTGCAAGAATCAATATTGCAGCAATGTCCTAATTCTACAAAAAATGAATTAGTAGAACCTAAAGAATATGCTAGACAACTACAACAACATATTTTTTCTATATGTCCACCTGGAAATGGAAAAGATACCCATCGTGCATGGGAGTCTATATTTTTTGGATGTATACCTATAGTAGAAAAAAGTAATATGAATGATTTTTTTGCAACACTATTTCCTATGCTCGTAGTCGATAGATGGTCTGATGTGACAGAAGATTTTTTAATTAATCAATATAATGAAATGCAAACAAAAACATGGAGATATGATTTATTAGATGTTGACAATTTATTTGATTATTATGGAATTAAAAACAGTAATAGACATAGAAAATATCAAGAACTTGCAGAAATTTCTACTACGGGATTGTCTAGAAATCATGAAAAATGTGTAATATATCGATAAAGAAAATATATGAATAAAAACAGAATAGAACTTCTAAAGAATTATTATGGTGAATATTTGTGATTATTGCCAAACTTATTGGTGGTCTTGGAAACACCATGTTTCAATATGCTATTGCTAGAATAATAGCAGATCAAAAGCAATGTAATCTATTAGTAGAAGGAATTGATACTCTTACTAAATTTTTTCCAAATGCTGTAAACATCACAGACAGAATAAGTTTGTGTGGGGATGTTCTAGAAGTAGGATATAAATCAAAAGAAAAACATATCCAAAATGTTAATATGCTGGAAGTGTTTCATCATAATGGACCAATAAATATTGAAGGATTTTTTCAAAAATATGAACTATATGAAAAACATAAAACTGCGATTAAAACTTGGTTTTCATATGATGAGTCAAAATTTAAAAAACCAACAAAAAATGATTTAGTTATACACCATAGGTTGGGTGATTATACATCATTAAATTGGCAACTTTTTCCCAAAGATTTTTTAAAAATAATCGAGGATAATGATATTCATTATGAAAAGTGCTATATCGTTACTGATGATCCCTCTAATAAAATTTTAAATTCATACAGTATAAATACTACAATACTCAAACAAACTGAGCTAGAAGATTTAACTTTTATGAAATATGCAAACCAATTGATAATGTCTCATTCTAGCTTTTCTTGGTGGGCTGCTTTTCTTGGAAACCAAAATAAAATATACACACCAATGGGTAATGATACAACTCGACATATATGGAAAGTTGAGCCAAAAATCGATGATATTGATTTGATACCAAATACTAATAAATATATTAAAGGGAATATAATCTTATGATGTTAGAATATAATGATATTATAATAAAGTATAATATAAAATTAAAAGGCGTAATTCATGTCGGTGGTCATATAGGGGAAGAAATTCCTTTATACAAACAACAAACTAATAATATTCATATATTTGAACCTCTTAAGGAATGTTTCGATAGAATAGATAATACAGTAAATAAATACAATGTTGCTTTAGGCTCTACCCGTGGTATTTTAGAATTTAATGTGGCAAATAATTATCAATCTTCATCTTTCCTAAAACCAAAAACGCATCTAACAGAACATGATTGGGTTACTTTTGGAGAAAAAAGAAATATATCAATCACAACACTAGATTCCTACAATATTACAGACTGTAATCTCTTGAATTTAGATGTTCAGGGATATGAACTTGAAGTTCTCAAAGGATCAAAAAATACACTAAAATATATTGATTATATTTTTACTGAAGTTAATGAAAAAGAATTATATGAAAATTGCGCTCAAATGTCCGAATTAGATACATTTTTAAGTTCAGCTTTCAAACGAGTAGAAACTACAATGACATCGCATGGCTGGGGTGATGCATTTTATATTAGAATTTAATAATGTTAGGATATTTGTTATGACAAAAATTGTATATATTACTGGATGTTTGGGATTTATTGGATCTCATATTACTAGAAAATGTTTAGAACTTGGATGGTATGTTAAGGGTGTAGACAAAATAACATATGCAGCCAACGATGAACTCTTAGAGGAGTTTAAACAGTATAAAAACTTTTCTTTTGTTCACTGTGATATCAATGACTTGAAGTTTTTGTATGATTGTGATTATATCATCAACACTGCGGCAGAAACTCATGTTGGAAACTCTATCACAAACAGCGACGATTTCGTACATTCAAATATAAATGGAGTTCATAATATTCTTGAACTCATAAAGAATTATAGACAAGAAAGTGGAAAAAAACCAATTCTGCTTCACTTTTCTACTGATGAAGTATATGGGGATATAGAAGAAGGAGCGCACACAGAAACGCATCTACTAAAACCATCAAATCCTTATGCTGCAACGAAAGCAGCAGCGGACATGTTGATCTTAGCATGGGCAAGAACTTATAACATTTCATATGTTATTGTAAGACCAACAAATAACTATGGAATTGGTCAGTATGTAGAAAAACTGATACCAAAAGTTTGTAAGTATCTTCATCTTGGAAGAAAGATACCACTTCATAACGGCGGATCTCCTATCAGAAATTGGCTTCATGCTGCCGACACTGCTTCTGCCATAATCAAAATAATTGAATGTGGTGTGATCAATGAAATATACAATATATGCGGTGGTTATGAACAAAGTAATATAGATACGGTAAAGAGGATTCTAAGTTCAAATAATATAGATGAAAAAAATATTGAGGAATATGTAGATTTTTCTTGCAATAGACCCGGACAAGATGTACGATACGATCTGGATGACAGCAAACTCAGAACTCTTGGATGGCGACCAGAAAAACAGTTTGATGGTGAGTTGAGTGGTATCATAGAATACTACAAGAATAAATTTTTATGGTAAAATTTAAAAACAAAGACATTTATAAAAATGGAAAACACATTAATGATCAACACAGAAAATAATATAAATGAACTATTAATAGAAGGTAAAAAACTATTTGGATTTGTCTCTCTGAAAGGAGAGATGGAAGCAGAGGGGTTGTGTCAAATAGAAGTTGCAAGAGAAGCAATACTTTCTGCAAAAAACGATCTTGATTATCTAATTAAGATCGGTGGTAGTGAAGCAAAAACAAATTTACAATATTTGGTAAATATTGGAATAACTTCTGTAGTTGTTCCAATGATTGAATCTTCTTTTGCAATGCAGAAGTTTATCAATATGGTTCCTCCAAATCATTTTGAACATATTGGCGTTACCATTGAAACAGTTACTGCTGTTGAAAACGTAGTCAGTATAATCAAAGCGGGTACTCTTTTGACAGAAGTTACTATTGGCAGAAATGATCTAACCGCGTCTTATGGTGGTAGCAGTGTAGAGTCTGAAAAGACCATCTCTATGGTAAAAAAGGTTGCTAACGAAGCAAAGTCTAAAGGACTAAAGGTAACTATGGGGGGTAATGTGAGCAAAAGAACCGCAGAATCTTTATTGTCAGATGAAGAATTGTATGATTTAATAGATTATGTGGAGACACGAAAAGTGATAATGTCTGTTGATAAGTTCATTCAGGAAGGTTCGATAGATCATGCCCTAAAATTTGAGTTGTCGAATTTAGAGAAACGACTGGCAATTTATGAGGAGATGTGTTCTTCTGATAAAAAGAGAAAAGCCGCTATCCTTAGTAGAATGTAAGTCAGGAGTAAAAAATGCGAGTTTGCGATTACATCAGTAAAAGACTTGTCGAAGAGGGAGTTCGTTATGTTTATGGTATGGTTGGCGGTGGGTGTTCCGGATTAAACGATGGATTTTTTCAAAATCCAAATATTTGTTACATACCTTTTCACCACGAACAGGGTGCAGGTCATGCAGCAGTTGGTTCTGCCAGAACGAACAAAAAAATATCTGTTGTAAATGTTACCACTGGTTGTGGTGGCACAAACGTACTGACAAGTTGTTTAAATGCTTGGCAAG